AGCAAAAAGCCCAATTGGCCCACAAAGGTAAGCTTTTGCACAACAAACGTTTAAGACAATCGGAAAGAGATACGTTGGAAAAACAAGACTTAGGAAAACAGCCAGATTTTACAGACGAGAGCGGTGTTTTCGACCCCAAGATGGCTGCACAGGCAGAACTAGCGAAGCGTGAGCTGGCTCGGAGACACCTATTGCCCTTTGTTCAGCGATTCAACGACAAATACATTCCAGGATGGGTGCATAAAGACATCTGTCTACGCCTAGAAAAATTCTCCTCCGATGTTGAAGAGGAAAAGTCCCCTCGGCTAATGCTATTTATGCCACCGCGCCACGGTAAGAGTGAGTTAGCCTCTAAAACCTTCCCCGCATGGCACCTTGGGCGTAACCCAAACCACGAATTTATAGCGTGTTCCTACTCCGGCTCGTTGGCCATGGGGTTCTCGCGCAAAGTGCGTGGCTTCCTGCGTGATCAGCAGTATCAGTCGTTGTTTGAAACCCGATTAAACCCAGAATCGCAGGGCGCTGAGCAGTGGCTAACGACCGAAGGTGGTGGTTATGTGGCAGCGGGTGTTGGTGGACCGATCACCGGAAAAGGCGCTCATATATTAGTCATCGACGACCCTGTAAAAAACCGCGAACAAGCAGAATCTGAGACCGCTCGCCAAACTGCGAAGGATTGGTATACCTCAACGGCCTATACGCGTCTCGCGCCGGGCGGTGGCATCCTCGTTATCCTAACCCGTTGGCACGACGACGACCTTGCAGGTTGGTTGTTGGAACAAGAGAAAGACGGCGGTGATAGCTGGGAAGTAATCAAGTACCCAGCAATCGCTGAAGAAGATGAGAAGTATCGTAAGAAGTACGAACCGCTGCATCCTGCCCGTTATAACGCTGAAGCGTTGATGCGGATACAGAAAGCCGTTGGTCCTCGAGATTGGTCAGCGTTGTACCAGCAGAACCCTGTGGCTGATGAGGGTGATTACTTCAAGATAGGCATGTTCCAGTACTACAAAACTAACGCCCTAGAGAGTAAGAAGCTCAAGATCTATTGCGCGTGGGACCTTGCCATTGGTAAAGCAGACCGTAACGATTTCTCGGTGGGTATAGTTGTTGGTGTAGACCAAGAAGACAAGATGTATGTCATGCACGTTGAGCGAGGCAAATGGGACGGTTACGAATTGGTTGAGAAAATCCTTGATGTATATGAGGAATATAAACCGTCGATCGTTGGCATCGAGCGTGGACATATCGAGATGGCTCTTGGGCCCTTCCTAAAGAAGCGGATCGCTGAGCGTGGTCTGTATGAAATGTATTTGATGGAACTGAAAACTGGGCGTCGTGATAAAGAAGCGCGTGCCCGTGCCATTCAGGGCCGTATGCAACAAGGCATGGTGTTTTTCCCTAAGTTCCAACTATGGAACGCAGGACTGATGGCAGAGATGTTGCGATTCCCTAACGGTGTACATGATGACCAAGTTGATAGTTTAGCTTGGATCGGATTAATGATGTCGGAAATGTCCACCGTTGTAGACCAAAGAATAATTGAAGAGTCCTGGAGAGATAAGCTCCCCGGTCTCATGGCCCCTAACCGCAGTAAAACAGCGATGAGTGCATAGCTATGGCGTACAAGAAGTCAAAAAAAATCGATCCGCTTAAAGAAGGGAAGATCGTAGATAACAATTGGGCGCGTTATGTGCGGGCCAGAGATGCGGGCCACACTGACTACATACGGACGGCGATCAAGTGCGATCGTTATTATCGTGGGGAGCAGTGGGAACAGACAGACATTGACGCGCTAGATTCCGAAGGCCGTCCACACCTTACGATCAATACCATTTTGAGCACCGTCAACACCATACTGGGGGAGCAGTCCTCTAAACGTGCGGACGTATTATTTAAGCCTCGACGTAACTCCTCAGATGAAGTTGCTGCGGTGCTCACCAAACTCTACATGCAGATCAGTGACAATAACCAATATGATTATTTAGAGAGTCAGGTGTTCGCTGACGGCATTATCCAAGATCGTGGTTACTTTGACATCCGCATGAACTTTGACGATCACATTGAAGGTGAAGTCCAGATCACAGCAGAAGATCCACTAGACATTCTGCCTGATCCAGACGCCAAAGATTATGACCCAACAACTTGGAACGAGGTCATCAAGACTAAGTGGTTAAGCATTGACGACATTGAGCAGCAGTACGGTGAAGAAAAAGCAGATCGACTCCGCATAATTGCTGAGAACGGCGAGCATCTAAGCCGTGACTCTATGGATTTAGAAGAGCTACGCGAATCTACTTACGGCGACGTGGGTGAGAGTGCATATGGCAGCGGTGAAGTTGAAGATAAGCGTTCGATTCGCGCAGTGCGCGTGGTCGAAAGACAACACCGTAAGTTGATATTAACCCCACACTTTGTCGACCAAAAGACAAAAGATATGCGTATGGTTCCAGAATCCTGGGATGAAGAACGCACTGAGTTATTCGCCAAAGAGTATGGCCTTGGTATGCTCAAGAAGTTAATTAAGAAGGTACGTTGGACCATCACTGCCGATCAGGTTGTGTTGCATGATGACTGGTCTCCCTACAAAGACTTTACCATTGTGCCTTACTTTCCGTATTTCAGACGCGGCAAACCTTTTGGCATGGTGCGTAACTTACTCTCACCTCAAGAACAGCTGAACAAGATCTCTTCTCAAGAACTACACATTGTTAACACGACTGCGAACAGTGGCTGGGTTGTTGAGACAGGCTCTTTAAACGGTATGACATCGGATGATCTCCAAGAACGTGGCGCTCAGACAGGTCTAGTATTGGAATACAACCGTGGTTCTAACCCACCACAGAAAATCAACCCGAACCAGATCCCTACAGGTCTTGATCGCATTGGTCAAAAAGCAGCCAACAACATCAAAGAGATCTCAGGCGTATCGGATGCGATGCTCGGTCAGGATAGCCCAGAAGTTTCTGGTGTAGCCATTCAGGCAAAGCAAAATCGTGGCCAGATTCAGATCCAGGTTCCTTTAGACAACCTCGCTCGGTCAAGACTGTTTGTTGCTAAGAACATCATGTGCCTTATCCAATCCTTCTACACCGAAGAGCGCGTAATTCAAATTACTAACGACGATGACCCAATGAAGCCTCGGGAAGAAATGGTGTTAAACCAAATGACGCCAGAAGGCGAAGTTGTTAATGACATGACGTTAGGTGAATACGATGTTGTTGTTTCGTCTATGCCAGCGCGTGACACCTTTGATGAGTCTCAGTTTGCAGAAGCATTGCAACTACGCCAAGTGGGCATTGCTATTCCTGACGACGCGATTATTGAGTATTCGCATTTGCAGCGTAAGGCTGAGCTCGCCAAACGTATCCGTATGATCACAGGTGTTGAGCAATCGCCAGAGCAGCAAGAAGCGGCGCAGATGCAACAGCAGATTCAGATGGAACAGGTGAAGTTGGAAATGCAAAAGCTTCAGTCAGAAGCAGCCAATTTGCAAGCACAAGCACAACTAGCCGCAGCCAAAGCGAACGATATAGATACGCAGCCTGAGAAGGAAATGGCTGAACTCGAAGCGCGTATGGAGCTCAAGCGTCAGGAATTGGATGTAAGGATGCAACTGGCTGAGTTGTCCGCAACTCAAAAAGAGCAAGCTTCGGAAACCCAATCAACTACTAAGATTGCAGCAGAAATATTACGACTTGGCGCTGAGCAGGATAAGCAGCAGCAAGAGTATAAGAAACCAAAAAACGTAGTACTTTAATAACCAACGGAGGCCCTAATGCCTAAATCCAATAAAAGTGCCAATTTAGAGCACGATGATAGTATTGATGATAATAACTTCGATGAATTTGCAGGCGGTGATAGCCGTGAAGAATTCGACGCCAGTGCCTTAGACCGAGGAGATACGCCCGAAGAAGAAGTAGACCCTACAGATGCAGCCATTGCGCATTTAGTTGAAGTCGCTGATGAAGCGGAAGAAGCCGAATCGGGAGAGGAAGAAGCCGAATCGGCTGAATCGGGAGAAGAAACAGCTGAATTGGGAGAAGGAACAGCTGAATCGGGAGAGGAAGATGAAGAGGAAGAAGAGGAATTAAAAGAAGCAGCAACCTCTAAGCCTGATGAAAAAGCACACATGGTGCCTAAGTCACGAATGGATGAAGAGATCTCCCGAAGGCGGCTACTTGAAGATCGACTCGCTAAGTTAGAAGAGAGATCGAAGCCTGAAGTAGCCCCTGAACCTGAGTTCGACTTCGACGGTAAAGAAGCTGAATATATGGATGCAGTGCTCGATGGCGAAACGGATAAAGCTCAAAAGGTTCGTAAAGAGATCCGAAGTGCTGAACGGGATTCGATGGCTAAAGAGCTGCGTGGCGAAATCCATAATACGACGAATATAACCAAGCAGCAGTTGGACCTTGATGTCGCCGTATCTGACATGATGGCTTCATATCCAGTTCTCGATTCCACCAGTGATCAAGCTGACACTGATATGATCGCCGATGCTAATGAGCTTATGGGTATGTACTCTAATGCAGGTATGCCACAGGCTGATGCACTGCGTAAAGCGGTTCGTATGACACTGGCATCTAGTATGCCTGAGTTGTTGCAACCCAAAGCCGTTGAGACCAAGCCTGCTGCTAAAAAGCGCGAGACTGATGTGAATGCAAAGTTGGATGCCGCTAATAAGCAACCAGCTAAGCTTGCAGGGGAAAGTGCAGCAACCCGTGGGGATGATGTTGTTAACATTAGCACCATGACTGACTCAGACTTTGAGAAGTTGTCTGAAGCGCAGATGCAGCGGTTGCGTGGGGACTTTGGCTAATGCGCGAAGAAATAGAAGAAGCCTATAAAATAGAGTTCCCTGGCCTCTTGTTCATGGATGGTTTGGATAGCGCAATTATTGGAGTATCTCACGGTAGTGACGTTCCAGTAGTTGCGTACTCCGCCCACAAGATCCTAAAAAACCTTGTTGAACAGCAAGGCATGGGTATTCATGAAGCTAGAGAGTTTATGTCGTTTAATATCTACGGGGCTTATATGGGGGCACATACCCCCTTAATAGTCGATGATCTATTTTAAAGGGCTTATAGTTTCCCTTACTTTATAAGCTGTGCTAATATATGCATACAGGTTCGTCTTGCAGTACGATAACTGCCAAAGCCTATTGAAT